AAAGGCCAGGCAATACGCAGGGCATACACCGATTGATATTCACGGGAGTTCTCACGGAGCGGAAATTGCCTGGAGGATTAAGACAGATGACGAGGACACCGACAATGAACCAGCGAGTTGACGATGACATTGGAAAGCGCTTGTTTTGTAGCTATTGCAATTATACGGGTACAATTGAATATCAAATCCCGTGTAAGGAATGTGGGGGAACTGGGCATATCCTAGTACCTAAGCTATTCCATTGGGAGGAGAAAGAGTGTCCTGTCTGCAATGGGGCGAAACAGGTGCGAGCAACGAAAGCTTGTCCGGAATGCGGCGGCTGGCCCGAGTTGATGCAAAATCCGCAGGAGTTTTTGTTGCGCTATTGTGGTTTCAGAGTGATGAGGTGAATAACGATGCCCAACCAGCGAGTTGACTTCGGCGAATATAAGGAGGGTGAGTGATGCGTGACAAAGAACTTGCCCTGCCTCGTGCTAGTTGTTTTGAGTATGTCAATTACGAGGGAAAGACCATTCCTGAATGCCCTATGTTGAGCCAAGGATGGTATTGTGAGGCTACAGGCGGAACTCCCATTGTCAATAAAATGGATGCTGCTCGTGATAGGGTTTGCACGATTATGTTGGACAACGGAGAGTCCAATCCAGCGGGGTACGATATAGATACTTTTGTCAGAGCACAAAAGAAGGGTGCCAACAATGAACCAGCGAGTTGACGCGGAGGTTTAAGTTTTGGCCAGGCGGGTATAATACTAAATGGCGGGGTCGGGTGAAAGCAGCTATCGCCTCCTTGACCGATAACACTCGGCCCCGCCGAAGGAGACACAAATGACATTAGGCCAGATTTTATGGTGTATCGGCATCGTGGTGATATTTCTGGGCAGCTTGGCGGTCAATGCAGCGCGGCGTTCTTCTCAGAATAGCCGCGAGTTGAGGCGACGGCGATGAAACATCACCAAATCTATCAGATTGTCGGCGGGAAAAAGCACCTGTACGACGCGCATAAGATGAGCTATCTATGCGGCATAAATAGGTACTCGTGGGATACCTACGAGGGCCGCCTTCTGTCCGAGCTTGATTTGGATGAGAGCTTTTGCAAGAACTGTGTGCGGTCATTTTGGAAACGAAAGGATGGGCTGACCAATGGAGATTGACCAATATCGTGGCAAGCGCAGCCTGCTGCAAAAAGAGCTTGGTGATGAGGGCCTGATTGAGCTGCACGCTAAGTGCCACGGGTCGCCGACACTGGCGAAGGAGTTTCTGGGGTATAAGAGCGATGCGATAATTCGTCGCCAGTGGAAACGCCTTGGCTTGAGCAATCGTCTCCAGGGTTCGCGGCTTGATATTGACCCGCTGCTGGCAGCCGAGAACTATTTATCATCTATGACTGAGCAGCCGCTGACACTTGCCAATGTGCGCGAGATGTATTTGGCTGTTACGGCAAGGGCCGACACTGCTCCTGCCTATGAGTGGAAAGTCCCTCGCGACACTGAATATGCTCATCTGATATTTCTGGGCGACCTGCATTATGGTTCGCCCGATATGGATTATCGGCGCTTTATAGCTCTCTGTGACTGGATAGCCGAACGCCCTGAAGTACGCTGGATAGGAATGGGGGACTACTGGGACTTAGTAACGATGCAAAGCCCAGGGATACACCGCCAGGCACTTACCTATGACCAAGCGACTGACCTGCTGCGCGCAGATACCGAACCCATAATGTCTCAGTGCATAATGTTGCATCGCGGCAATCACGATGAGCGGATTATGCGAGGGTTGCAAATAGGCCACGACCCCGTAAAGAGATGGGCGAAGGAGTGTGATATTTTCTATGGCGGGTACAGCGGCTTTGTCAATGTTACGGTAACCGATGGACGGAAGGGTCGGACACAAAAGTACATAGGGTTCCAGCACCACGGGTTCGGGGGCGGGGCAACCTGGGGATATGTGCTCAACTCAATGGAGCGGCTGGCGGCCCAGAACGATTGCGACTGGGTAGCTATGGGGCACCGCCACCAGCGCGCCAGTGTGGAAACATCAAAGGCGCGAGTAGTGGACGGCGTTGTGGAGGTTTATGGTGTGCCGCTTATTAGCACAGGCAGTTTTCAGAAGCACTTAAAGGACAGCTATGCCAGTAAAAAGGGTATGAGACCAGCATCGCTTGGTGCTGCTGCGGCGCACTTGTACCTTGATAGACATAGCGTCCACGGGAGGGCGTGAATAATGAAAAGAATATACATTGCTGGCCCGTATGAGAATGACGACCAGAAAGAAAAACGCCTCAATACCATACGCGCAGCGGAGGCGGCAGCCACACTTTATCGCAAAGGCTGGGCACCATTTTGTCCCCATATGATGACCTATGACTTTGAAGTACAGTTTCCCGATATTAAGCGCGAAGTATATCTGGAGACCGACCTTGAGTGGCTGAAGTATTGTGACGCTATCCTTATGCTACTGGGCTGGCAGCGAAGCGAAGGAGCGCGGGCCGAACTACGCCAAGCCGATATTCTGGGGCTTGACAGATATTATGCACTAAAGGATGTGCCCGACCTAACTGTGGCAAAACCCACCGAGAAAGACGAGGCCGAAGTGGTGCAAAACCCCGCAGTTCAAGATGCTGGCTATCTTCCCGATGACGTGGTTGTGGGTACTTACCCAAACCAAACCACTGTTGGAGCATTGTGGGCGGAGACCGCCCATTTTGGAGAGCGAGGCCCCAATGCCATAAATCACCCGTCGCACTACACACAGGGTAAGATGGAGTGCATTGAGGCCATTGAGGGACTGGGCTTGCCGTTTCACGAGGCGCAAGTGCTGAAGTATATCGTGCGTTGGCGACACAAGGGAGGCGTGGAGGATTTGAAGAAAGCACAGTGGTTCTTGAAGAGACTGCTTTCGATTGTCGATAATGGCGGAGTGATAACAAATGAAAGATAGAACCTACAATAGGCTGTACGCATATTTACACGGTTATTTTTGGCTTCCTTGTCCACTTTGCGGTCAGTATTTTGGGGGGCACGAGTGGCGGGATTATGATGGCAAGCCTTCGTCTATTCCAACTGGGCCTTTTTCGGGAAGGGGCATCTGCCCCGATTGCACCCGCGCAGGCAAGGGCCGATGGCCTGATGAAGTGCTGGCGACCATTGAGGAACAAAATGCTAACAAGGGAGGTGAAAAAAATGCTTGACTTTCTGGCGTCGCTGACAATGGAACAGCAGGCAATGATTGTGGCCTTTGTCACATTCGGCATCGTCTGGGCCATTAAGCGGTGCACGGCTGCCAAGGGGATGGAATATCAGGAGGATAAGATGCGGTATTATGTCCACGCGGTGGTTTGGAGCCTGGTTGTGGCGGCTGTTCAGAATGCAGGAGATTTTAGTTGGCAAAAGTGGTTTGCTGCCGCGATTGTGGGCTTTCTCGGTAGCCAAGGGTTGTACACCAGTCACAAAGCAGCGAAGCGTTTACTTTGAAGCGGGAATGGGTAGACTGTACCAAACGAAAGGAGGTAGACAATGAGACCCATTACGGTAGTTGCGGTAGTCGTTCTGTTGGCGCTTACTCTGTCTCTTTGCAGTGCCAGTGATATTAGCTTGAAGGCTAAGAAGCTGCAAGTTTCTGGCATCGGCGGGACAATCGGTATGGGCGGCGCGGCATATTGGCCGCTTCTGTCCCTGACCGAGTATGAGGTTAGCTTGGGGCCTCTGGTAGCCCTGGGCACCGAGGCCGTTGCGGTCGGTGGTGGTGTGAACATCGGCGTTGACCTGGACTTCCCCGTGCTGGAGCAGGTCAACTTCGGCTGGGGTGGGTACGGTTATAACTGGACAGCCAGCGAATGGGGCTGGGAGTTCGGGGTTGGACGAAGCTGGGAGGTGAAATAAAGTGGCAAAGAAATCTAAGCCCAAAGACATTGAGAAGCCCGATGTTTACCTTAATGTTTGCCGTGCTGTTCGTACGGCGGGCGAGGTTGTGGTAGCATTAGCTGGGCTTGCCGCTCAGACCCACAAGACAATCTACCTATATCACGCCCGCGACCAAGCTAATGAGACCGCCGCAATGCTGACCCGCCTAATTGAGCGGGCAGAGGCGGCGAAAGAAGAGGCCACGGAGGAGTAGCATTAGCAACTTCGCTCCTTGGATGGGGCGAAGCTGATACTGTTATGAGCAGGGAAGAACAAGAAAAGACGGTGTGGGCTATCTGGTGCCCGAAGTGCCAGGACTTTTATCGGCTCAATGATGAGCAAACCTGCCCGCGCTGCGGGACTGTGAACCGAAAGTATATGCAGGTGCGAGTTTATGAGAAGGACTTGGAGGCTGAGGCGAAATGAGTGGAACAATGCCCTATGGCTATGGCTACTCGGCCTGGGAGGAAGAGGTCATTTGCGCTAAGTGCGGGGAGGAGTTCACTATCCTCGTGGAAGAGGAAACGGGTTACCGCTGGACGGACACCGAGCGATGCCCGCACTGTGGCACGACAGAGTGGGAGTTTGATTACCAGAAAGCGCGGGAGGAGCAGAAGCGTGATAGTCGCGTCGCCACAAGAACCTGATGATATTCTGAATGTGCTGGAGCAGTATGCCGACACACGCATTGATGCTATGCCTGAGGGCATTGGTGCGGACTACATCGTAGGAGAGGGTATCTGCGGCATCCAGCGCAAGACTGAGGCCGACCTCATAGCGAGCGCGAACGATGGGCGGCTTGCCGACGAATTGCGCCGCCTCGCGGATATGCCCGAACAGGTGCTACTTGTGGAGAGCCGCGAACGGTGGGAAGAGGATGGGCGGCACCCGTTCCGCAGAGGGTGGACGCTAACAGGCGTGGAAAACCAGCTTCTCACTGTGCAGCGGGCGGGGGTGGCGGTTCAGCGGACGAGAGACCATCTACACACGGCGGCCCGCATTGTGGAGCTTGACGCCTACTACCAGCAGGAGCACACCAGCCTGCTCATCAGGCCGCGCACCAATTACGAACCCGTCTCCGACGAGGTGTGGTTTTTGCAGGGGCTACCAGGCATTGGGCACAAGCGGGCGCAAAAGATATACGATGAGATGGGGCTGCCGCTGGCGTGGACTTGCGATGTCTATGACTTGGTGGCAGTGCTGGGGCCGACGGTCGGGACGAGGGCTTTTGAGTTTCTGAAGGAGGACTAAGATGGAAGCAAAGCTTGAGTTTTTAGATTATCTTATTGCGAAGGCGCAGGCCGATACTGCTGGCATATATCCCAGGGGGGTTTATGCTTGCTCGTCGGAAGAGGCTCAATACTTAGACACACAGTACGCGGTAAGCCACTCCTTTCTTGATGCGCTCCGCATCGCCAAAGGGGTAATGACTGGCGACTTAACGCGAGAGGCGTGGGACGAGACAGAGAAGCGCCATAACGAATGGCTTAATAGCGAACCACTTGCGTAGGAGGGCTAAGATGGGCTGTGCGAAGTGCGGGGAATGCTGCATAGATAGGGATGGGACGAGGAAGATTGGAGGCTCCGACTGGAGTGACGCTTGGCTGCGCCACAGGGTTTTCAAGCTCGATAGGGTGGAGGGTCTCACGGGGCACTTTATCGCCACTGGTGGCGAGTGCCGCTTCCTACTGCCGCCCAACGAAAAGGGCCAGCGGCTATGCGCCATCTACAACCACCCGCTGCGGCCTGCCGCCTGCCGCGATTTCCCCAACATTCCCAATGCCGCCATCCCTGAGAATTGTACGCTTAAGCAGGGCAGGAAGGTCGCCACTTCGCGCCAGCGAAGGGCAAAGTGCGGGTAGCTCCCGCCCCTCCCTCCAACCTTCCTGCCCCTGCTTAGTTTAACTGTTGTGCGATTTGGGTAGTCTATCATTGAAAGGAGGTAGTGCGATGACCGAGACCATTCTTGAGCAGGGGCTAACCCCGTGGCAGACCGAAGAATTGAAGAAGTCGCTTGACCGCATCCAAATTAAGCAGCGGAAGCAGGGAGGGCGGCAACTCAGTTATGTGGAGGGCCACTATGTTATCCGCGAGATGAACCGCATCTTTGGGCCTGCGGGCTGGGAGCGGCACACTATAAAGATGGAGTGTGTCTATAATGGGCCTTATACTGGCAGCAAAGGGCAAGAGGGCACGCTTGTCGGCTATGTGGCTCAGGTAGAGGTCACTGTTCGCTTGAATGATGAGGAGAAACACTTTCGCCACTCTTGGACAAGTGACGGTTGGGGCTATGGCGAGGGGATTGATTACAAGAACCCCGCCCAGGCGCACGAGGCGGCGGTCAAAGAGGCGGAGACCGACGCAATGAAGCGGGCTTGTATCCTGCTCGGCGACCCCTTTGGGCTGGAGTTGTATGGTGGTGACAATCGGCGCGGGAAACCAGCAGTGCAGGAAATGGCTACGCCAGCTTGGGATGATGGCGGTGGGAAAGATGTGGACTTTGATGCCCCGAAAACCCTTGGTGCGGCGGGTTGGACAAAGCTCAGACACGACTACAAGAAGATTTGCGATGAGCTTGGCGTGGATTATCAGCACGAGCAGATTAAGGGGGCACTCCGCAACTACAAAAAAGTGCAGGGTGTTACGCGAATGGAGGACTTGCCGCGGAATTGCGCGGGGGGTATTTTGTCGGCGGTCAGGGAGGCGGCCAAACTTGTGCGCGGGGGAGAATATGAAAAAGCCCGCGCCGAACTGAAACGGCTTGGCGGCTTCCCAGAAGGGCTGGATACTGTCGCGGAAGTCCAGGCGGAAATCGCGAAAATCAAGGAGGCCACCAGTGACTGAGCAGATGCAAGACCATATTGAGAAGCTGGATGATGTTGACGAGATGTTGGAGGAGGCAGACAGCTTGGGTGGACAGTACGGGGGTAAAGTGGTGGGCGGAGAATGGTTTTCCTACGAAGACCTTATTAGCCGGAAACTCTGCGATGCCCGCCGGCTACTGCAACTGACCACCGACCTTCTCCGCCAGGACTATGCTCAAATAGCGCGGGCGAAGGACGCGGCGGTTGAGTTGCTGACGGTGTTGCGAGAAGAGGGTACGTATTTCCTACTCGACAGTGAACGTGCTCGCATCGCCAAGGTCATCGCCCTGCTGGACGGGTCGGCGGAGGAGGGCAAAGATGAGTGAAGTTACGCTGGGAAATGTTATAGACTTACTATCCAAGTTCAATAGTGAGACAGGCTTTGACTATGTGCTTTGTACAAGTGAGGAATACCACGAATTAGAGCAGTGGGCCGACCGCGTCGCCGAGTTGGAGTATGACCTTCGGGCTATGTCTGCTGACTTGGGGCACGAACAGGACCGATATAGAGCTATGCAGCAAGACTATATTGGGCAGATAAAAGCACTGGAGGCAAGGGTCGCCGAGTTGAAGAAGATGCTTGTATTGACACAAAGGGCGTTAGATTTGGCAAGTGCGCGCTGCGATATGTTGGCCAGCGATTATATTGCAGAGGCCCGCGAGGAGGCCGCCGCCGCAGAAAGGACGAGATGATGACCAACTATAAACTTAACCTGTGTGTCACTACCGATGACGAAGAGATGGTACGAACGATACTGGAAACAGATAGTCTAGCAGCCCTGATACTTGCTGGGACTACTTGCCTGAAAACATTGGCACCTGATGAGGAGGATGCCACCGATGACACTCCCGATTGCCCTGCCGAAGAAAGGACGCGGTGATGAATAGCGTTTACCTTTGCATTGCGGAATTGCCGCCGTTTTTGGATTGCTATCCCCCTGAGCCTTCTGATGGGGCACTTGCAGAATTAGTGGTTGCATCTACGAGAGGAAGAGCTAAAGCATTAGCACAAAGAACAGTGAAGTTAGAGCCAATCGAGTTTACAGATTGGAGACTACAAAAGATAGGAGAAACAAATGAGCCAGAAGGTATTCTCCCCCACAATTCTGATTGGTGGAGTCGCGCTTAGCCTCCTGCTATTGATGCTGACCGTTGAAAGGATAAGATGATGCTACGACGACGGATTAGAATTGATATGCCAGTCTGGGAGTTTATTCTTTGAGGCATAGTCCCTTGGTTGCTTTTCGGCTTTTTCTTGGGGCTTCTCGTAAGGATTGCCGACGCCGCAGAAAGGATGGGATGATGATGAAACATAGTTCATTCCAAGAGCAAAATGAAGCCGAATTGAATATGTTCGGCAGCGTCTTTCGTACAGTCAAATGGGTAATGATAGCAGTTGTTGGCTTGGGGATACTGGGGGTAGCCGCCGTTATCATACTTGCATTGCTGCTTATCCCCAGACCTGCCGAACCCGCCGAGTTGCCCGCCGACTTGACAAAGGGCGGCGATACAAGTAAAGAAATTACGAGTATTGCTGTCTATCGTCAAGTAGCGAAGAAGGCCCTTCGTGGTGAGTTTGGCGAATTGCAGGCCTGGCAAGAGCAGGGCTACCGCAAACTGCTGACTGTGACGCCGACGAGGAAGCTGGCCTGGATTACGAATTATTGGCCAGGAGAGCCAGGTGTCAATCACACGACCGCCAGCGGTCGCAAGGTATCGTCACGGGTAGCAGCTATGCTTGACCAGCATTGGGGGACGTGGGTGTTGATTGACCTGCCTGCTGGGTATGAGTTACGCCAAGTGTTTGATACCGGCAGTAGGAAGAACCGGCACCGTGCCCAACACCCTGAAGCCTATAGTAGCAAGCGCAAGCCCGCTGAAGTCTGGATTGACAGGTGCCTTCTGCACCGACCACCAACAAAGGCTCTGCGCGACCAGTCGTGGGTAAGGAACATATACCTGTTTTAGAAAGGAGACGGAGATGTTTATTGCAAGAGGACAGCGAGGAAAATGGCACTTAATGCACGAGCAAACTTGGCCTGGTGACGAGACTAATACTTGGTGCGGTGCTACAATTATCGTGGCCGAGTATTTGCCTGTCTGGTCATCAATGATAGATGACCTGCCATTTGGTTGTGAGATATGTAGGCACTGTCGAAAGTTGATTGTTGACATAGTAAGTACGGCAGAACAGCTTGAATGGCTGGCCGACACCGAGTAGCTTGAAATGGCACGGCCTGCGTTTGTCCGCGAACCTACGAGAGTTCAATGGCTGTGAGTCGCCAACCTGCTTAATAAAGGCACAGGTGCATCCAACACACGGCAGAGGATGCAGGCTACTATACTCCGAAGCTGGCATAGCCAGATAAACCGCAGCCAGGGCCGCGCCATATTCTGAAAGGAGACGAGATGAGCGAAATCTGGGGGCCGATAGAAGGCCCAATACGAAGAGGCAATGCGACAGACACAACCGGCGAGCACCTCGTCCCCCTTGCCCGCGTGCTGGAGATTGTGGAGGGGGTATGCAGGGACTTAGAAGGAATGCCAGCGGGATTTGATGAGGGTCCCCAAGCAGCCGAAGATATTCTCCGCCTGCTGCGGGAGGAATTTGAGTAGCTTGAGGCGCGGCCTGCGGTATGTTTACAGATGCTGCCACGACTTGTATGAGGTATTTCCCACAAGCGTGAATAGCAGCTAAGCGTGCTGAATACGCGAGGCAAAAGGCCTGAAAACCGTGCAGCCGTGGCCGCGCTGAAGTAAAGAGTTCTTTAACGTTATTAAAGCAAAAGCCGATAGGGTATACAATGACTAACATTGCCGATATAAAGGCTAAGCTGCGGCTTAGTGACATTATTAGCCGCGAAGTTGAATTAAAGCCGTCTGGCCGCGATTGTTACCGCGCCTATTGTCCCATTCACGGTTCAGACAAGCAGCGGTCGCTGTCCATAGACGACGCACAGGGTTTGTGGAAGTGCTTTGCGTGCGGGGCTGCGGGGGATGTCATCAACTGGGTTGAAATCCGAAAGGGGGTGACGCGAGGCGAAGCTATCGCGCTTTGTGCTGAGGAGGCGGGGGTTGAAGTGAATGAGTCTCCTGCTTCCCAGCACAGGCGCGAGGTGCAGGCTTTGGTGGCCGAGGCCGCCGACTACTATCATAGCAGATTGCCCGACCGAGTACGGGAGGTGGTGCTGGAACGCTGGGGTATCACTTCTGAGACGATAGACGCGCAGAAGATAGGCTGGTGTGATGCCACCTGGAAACCCAAAGCAAACGATGAGACGAGACTTGCCACAGGGCTTTTCAAGGAGAAAAACGGTAAGCTCTACGAGCCGCTGAAAGGGCGGCTTACTTTGTGCTGGACGAGCCACGGGAAGCCGTGCTACATCGTGGGGCGGACGCTGGCGGACGATGTAGAGCCGAAGTACCTCAATCAGACCGCGACCAAGGCCTGTCCAAAGCCACTGTGGGGGAGGGACTCGCTTGTAGGCGCAGACGCGATTATTATTGTGGAGGGCATCTTTGACGCGCTGGCAGTCTTGCAGGCAGCCCAAGAACTAAAGCGAATGTGGTCAGTCCTTGCGCTTGCGGGGAGCAAGCTGCGCCCAGAGGACGCCGACACCATCGCAAAGAGTAACCCGCCAGAGATATACTTGGTGCTGGATGTGGACGGTGCGGGCGTGACAGGTACGATTGAAAGCGCAAGGCTGTTAATTGAGCGCGGGGTGCAGGACATCTTTGTAGTGCAATTGCAGCCTGACCCTGCTGAGTACCTGCTGACGCATAGCTCAGCCGACTTTGCGAAAGAGGTCAGTAAGGTCAGTGATGATGGTGCATTCCGCAATGACATTTGGCAGTTCTGGGCGACGGAGCTTAGTCAGCTAACGGAGGCCCGCCGCAACCAGGCATTGAGCGCGGAATTGTTGCCCACCATAGCAAAGCTGGATAAGTTGCACAAAGAGCAGGCCCTTGCCACGATACAGGATGAGGTGGGAAGTTCTCTCGCTGTGCTGAAACAGCAGGCGGGCGAAACAATTGTGACCGATGACCAGTGGGGAGCACTCCGCGACTGGTTCCGCCACGCATTCTTTGTAATTGGGCACGAGCAGGATGATAAAGGCACGAGCCTTATGTGCTGGAACCGCACCACACGCAAACCCATTGCCCTGAGATTGGATAGGCCACAGGGCATAAAAGCCACGCTTGCCCCGTTCGTCGGCAATATCGGCAATATCCTTGCGTTGAAACTCCCTGGGGTAACGAAAGCATCTGAGCGATTTAGCCTCTTTATGGGCGTTCTCTACGATATGGCACGAGAAACCCAGACACTTGACGACTTTGTTCGGCTCAGGAATGGGCTTCACGCCACCACCGAGGGCGTTTTCCTGCTATCGCGGCGGCGCGTTCTGCGATATACAGACAAATGGCAGCCAGTGGAGGAACCTGCGATTGGGGAGTATCTGTTGGAGACCAGCCCCAAGGTCGCGGATTGGCTGGAGTTCTCTATTGAGGAGCTTTCCGCGCCGCTGACCATTGAGCCGCTGGAGGCCTACAACCTATTGGAGGATGCCCTCATATATGGTTGGACTTGGCCGCACCCAGAAGATGTGCAGATTATAGCCCTGTCCTGCTTTGCGCTGACGTGGGGCACAGTCTTTGCAAGCAAGCCGTGGCTGCACATCATCGGCCCCGCTGAGTCGGGCAAGTCAGCATTGGGGATGGGCTTTATGGCAGGGAAGGGGGAATTATATGCGCCGATGGGGGGGCCATTCGTACCCACAGCGGGTGCGGAGGAGGACGCCAGCGTAGCAGGGGTTGTCGGCAAATATGCCTACGCGGGGCAAGCCATCATCGTTGACGAGGCCGACCCTATGAGCCGCCCGATAGCAGAACTGCTGGATATTATGCGGAATAGTGGGACATCGGGTGCTGGACAGTTGCGCGGCACTCCCGAAGGTGGCTTCCGCGAAAAGTATTTGTATCTACCCGCCGTGTTCATTGGCACTGAGCCGTGGGTGCGCGACCCTGACATCACGCGCTGGCTGGACATTCCGCTGTACAATGACAAAGAGCGCGATAGCCGCCCCCCAGAGATGGAGCTATATCGTTTCTGGCGGGATAAGGGCATTGAGCCGCGAGAACTGCGGCGCACGATACTTTTGAGCTTTCTACATAATTGGGAAGAATTGCGGGCAGCTTATGCCGAACTTCGTGAACGACCGCCCAATGATGAGGACTATATGACGGCACGGATGAAGAATAATCTGCTGCCCCAACTGGCCTGCGCTCAAGTGCTGGGGCTGGATGTTGCGGAGATTGAGGGAACCCTGTCAGCCACACGCCGCGAGTACAAGCGCGGGGTTACTGCCGACCGCATTGAACTGCGTCTGCGCGATATTCTAATCAGCGGGAGCTTTATAACAGGCGGCGGTCGCACTACCATCAGTCAAATTGCGGGGTCTGCGGAGTCTGATGTGATGGCATCACCAACGGCCACCGCCCCATTGGGCGTCGCGCTTGTTTTTGACCAGCATCATCATATCAAGAAACTGTATGTCAACTGGGCGGCGGCGCAGCAACAAGGGCCACTCTACGGGACACCATTTCGCCACGAGCAGTACACTTCGCCGCGCTACCTTAACAGTATTGCACAGAATATCCCTGGGTTTATACAGGCCAGTCAGCCCAAGACCGTCGGCGGCGTCAACGCCCGCTGGACGAGCTTTGATTATGAGGAGATGACCGCCGATATGGAAAAGCCACAGGAGAAATTGGAGGTATAAGAAATGAGCATTATGAGTGTACAGTGCAACAGGCCCTTTGCGTGCTTCCTTTGCGGCGGGCACATAGATTTGAGCTACCACGAGGATTTAAGCACAGGTGAGGTTCTTGGCCGTGCCGTGTGCCGCCACTGCGGAGCAGAATATAGTATTAAAAGAGACGACTGCGACCGCGACAAACGCCTCTTCAAGAGTGATGACTTATGAAACAATGCCCTCGCTGCAAAAACTGGCTGACCGATAACTGCCGCCGATGTGGATGGTGCGGGAAAGTGCAGCCGAGGAAAAAGCGTAAGCGGGCTAAGGCTCCAGCCGCAGTTGCTTGAGGTACACATCTAAGCCCGTGATGGGGGGCGGCACAAAGAAGCGGCCACTGGGAAATCCTTGGCCTTCAAGCACCCAGCCCATTTGCCCCTTTGCCAAGTAAGCATCGCCAGGCTGGGGTGTCTCTTCGGAGTCCCGTTCGCGCCAGCCGTGCTTTAGTAATATCCCAGGCCACTGTTCTGGGCGGGCTTTTATTTTCTTGCCGAGTACAGGTTCCAAGCTCTCGCCAAACTCAGCGTCAAAGTTCTGCACGAGCTTACTGGCAGGATAACCCTCCTGTGCGATTTTCTGGATTTCCACTGGGTCAAACTTTATATTGTGCTCCGCGCCAAGCTGCATTACTTCAGTCAATGCACCTTTAAATAGTGGCATTGGCGGCTCTCCCGCACCCATACGCTGCTGGGAGATAAGTCGCCAGTCCTTAAATGACATCTGTGACTCGCGGAGTTCGCGAGCCATATCAGCACCGCGCATCGCATAGGCACTGGGGTTCCCGCCCGCCTGCACGACAGCGTTAATATCACCCAGCGATGGCTCAACAAAGCCAGCATCCTTATATGTTTTGCGGATTATATTCCCCTGTCGGGTACTGTACGGAAAGGCGGGCCAGCCCTCAGCCCGCCGCATTTCATTGTAACTATCCAGAGCGTCTGGTGGCATCCGTTGAACCATTGGCCCCTTGAGGTCAATTCTTGTCAGAAACCCAGGCCAATTCATTCTGTCTTGGAGGTCTCTCATTTCAGTGAACAGCTTGTCGTAATGCGTTCGCCACTGCACCAGAGATATAGGACTGCCGTCAGGGTTCTTACTGCCCTTGGGTGGACTAAGCGATACTCCTTGCCACCTATACATTTTGTCAAGGTTCTCGCGATTGAGGGGCCGCACCTTGACACCAAAATACTTGGCCGAATAGGGTATCAATGCCGTCCGAAGTGCACTCTTCCAGTCGCTGGGGTCTTGGAGAATGTTCCCCAGTCCTCGCACGAGTGGATGGCTGCTGTTAAAGATGCCTTTCCCTGGCGATATACCAGTTTGTGTGACGCCGATATAACGGAACCAATCGGGGATAGCTTCCTCGGCAGGACTGCGCAGTGCAAGATTAGGAATTGCCGCGTTTTTGAGGTCGTCGGATACATCGTACCAGCTAAATGGCGGCACATCCCAAGACCAGGGCAGGATATTGGGGCGCAACTGGTTAGGCCAAGTGCGGCCTTGTATCATCAGCTTTTGTTTGTCATTGAGTAGCCCGTCATAAAGGGATTGATTAGTGCGATGAACTGCCCACAACCAAACGGGGCGCTCCATAAACCACCGCGCCGTCTGGAAGGGTTTACGGGCATTGTATTGCCAGTAATAGGCCCACATCTGCGCGGCACTATCTATTGCCCCCCGCGCCGAAGGCTCATAGGGAACATAGCCACGGGCCAGTTGGCGCAGGACATCGGGGTCGCTCAGGCCCTGGAGTTTGAGCGAGAATGCTGAGGCCGTTCGCGCAAAGCCTTCCATCGGCCCACCAATCCAGCGCATCGCAAAGCCCAATGTGCTCCGCAATACCTCGTCGCCTATCATCTTCCCAGTTTCCTTGCCCACATTTAGTGCTTGAATAGGCCCTGAATGAGCTATGTCATTGTCCAAGACAAACTTTAGGTAGCGGGCAGCTTCTTCTGGTTCAATGCCTGACTTGAGTGCGAGGTCACGCACACGCGCTATGTTAACTGGGTCGGAGAGGCCGCGAAAGTATAGGTCTTCTATCAGTGGGTAGGCCGCCGCCTTCGGCCAACCCCGCGCCCTAAGCCAGTTGCGAGCAGTGCTCCCGATAGACGCCTCGGCCAACTTCCCCATATCGTTAGCCATAATTGCTGTGGCAAAGCGCGACCCCTGAGCGAACTTTTGAGCCGAACGCGATTGCAATATATTTACGGGTTGCTCAAGGAATTGAGCCTGTATGAATGTGGGACTGTTGATACCCGCCATTCGGTGAAGGGAGAACCACTTATTCAATTCAGCCCGCAGCGGGCTGGTGCGAGCAAGTTGCCGCTCCAGATATGGGGCAACCCCTCGGGGCAGATAATAATCATTGAGGCTCTGTGATGCGTCGCGAACAAAGGTCTCGCCCAAATCCGTTAGTGTTTCCAGACCGTGATGGCGGGCCTCGCTATCGGTTATTCGGCGCACCAATGGTTCCCAACCCTCACCGCGCATCGCTTGGTCTAAAATGTCTGGCGATAGCTTTTGGGCCGCAATCCGTTCCGCTGAATTGATGACGCGGCCAGCGATTGCACTACGCGGGATGCCGTAATGTTTGGCAAAATTGACCAGTCCAGAATGCATATCCAGGCTGCCCATAAGGGCGGCATAAGTGCGGCCCACCTTGTTAAGGTCAGTACTCCAAGTGGCAACCTGCCCCTCGGCAGCCGCTAAGTCCACTATATCATCAGCGTGCTCCCCCATAAGTACTCTGGTGAGTGGTGCCCAACCAGGGTGCTCAGTTCCTGCTTTGTGCATAACGCGCACGGTGCCGCTGCCAATGCTTCTTTCTGTCCGCATCATTCCAGTAACGGGCCGCGTTACAGGCAGGCGCGTAACATAGCCAAAACCCTCGTCGCCTATTTCGTAGCCCATTTTCTCTATTGCTTCGCGGGCCAGTACCATTCTTTCCGCGAAATCTTCACCTGCCACATATAGCCTGCGGACTGCGGCGGGCAACTTCGCGGCAACAATTTCCTCACCGTGCATTGCCTGAACCGCGCTATTAGGATTAAGCCCCGCCTCGGCATAAAGTATTCTGAGCCGCTCCAGAGGAGTAGCTCCCCATACATCGCCGACCTCCATTCCCATCTCGGCGGCCCGTGCTGCACTTTTTATCTGCCGTGGATAGTGAGCCAAATATCGTGTTACGGTGGTTTTTTCAGCGGCACTCAAGTCAGCGACAGGCTGTGCAAGGAAAGCCCCCCAGTTGCGCTCCGTTGCTGCACTACGATTAACCACTGACCTCAGTGGGACATCCAACTCTGCGGGCAAATCACCACGGGCCAGTACAATACTCTTCACGCCTGCAATGATTTTCGTGACAGAGTTGCCACTCCGCGCCGCCTCTTCAGCGATGGCGTCTGCCAATGCTTTAGCCGCTTCTTCTTCGTGGGTAGCCAGTCCCCGCGCCTTGGATATTCGCTCAATTTCGTCTATGTCTATGGCAACGCGCTTGGGGAACTTTATGGGAATAGGTGTGCGCTTGAGAGCAGTAGCCCAAGGCAGTGCTTCGGCAGTAGGGTATGCTGCCTCTACTTCGGCTGCTAACTTGGGAATGCGCTTCGGGATGCCTGCTTGAGCCGCCTCAAAAATCCTTTCCACGCGGTCGGCCTTGATATTGATAGGGTCTTCCAGAAAGCCGCGAGGTATAAGTTCTCTGTTAAACCAGTGCAATGTTCGGTGCGTCTTATTCGCGAGAGTTCCCACCGCATATCGGGCAATCTCGTCTGCCTGCTCGCGGGCCATTCCGCGCCCTGCCTGATGTAGTGCGTCGCTAACTGTTTCGCGGAAGACGTTAGTGCCGATGCCCTTGTTGGAAAACGCCACCATATCAAAGTCGGGGGCTTCTGTCACAACTCGCATAGCACGGGCCACGGCTACTGCGTCGTCGTGGCTCACCGCAAACTTACGGATAACGCCCGTCAGCACAGCGTCTCTTGCGCGGCCTACTGCCATACCAAACCGAGGCATAACATCAACAGTAGCAAGTATCATCCCCACAGGCTCGGTTACCATATTATCCATAAAACCGCCAGCTATCGCCCATATTCGCTGCTGCGGGGTAGCGTCCTCAGGAAGTTCCTTTATCGCGGTTTCAATATAGTCAGGGACTATGCGCTTGCCATAGCGAGCAGCGGCCACAACCTCATCCCAGGTCTTCTCGGTTACTGGCCCGCGACCATAATGGCCGCTCACACTTTGTATGAGTATATCGCTTAACAGCGGCGAAGGGTCAAGTACACCCAATGGCCAAAGCACAGAGTGTTGTTCGAGATTTTGGTGAAAGTCCTCAATGGCACGCCCCACATTTAGAACATCCCCACGGTGCTTACGCAGCCCCTGTTGGGTCATCTGCATAGGTACATCAAAGGCCAGCGTAAGGGCTTCCTTGCCCCAGCGCAATACTCGCTCCAGATTGTTCGCGGGAGGCGTCATCTCAGGCGGAAGGCCCATTATTCTTGTAACCTGAGCGCCCAATTTCCTCTGAGCGTCATCACTGAGGTGCGGGGCAGTGTATATTGTGTGGTAGGCCCCCGCATAATCCTCCACCTGAAGCTGCTTTTCCACCTTGGGTTGGATTTGCCTCGCAGTCAGGGAGTCTTGAAATGCGCGGAGGAATTGCTGCTTTTGAGCATAAGTAATCAGCCCATCATTTGCAGCACTTGCTATGAAAGCCTTAGCCCGCTGGAACCGTGCTTCGGTAGGGTCGGCCCGCATATTACTAACAAAGTTCCAACCTGTGATGCGGGCCTTTTCCTTTGCTTCTTTGGTCGGCCCCTCTGGGGTTGGTATGCGTTCCTCTTCATAGGCCTCCCAGAACTTTTTGTCATCCTCCACCTCTTGCTGAAAGGCCTTTACTTGCTCCTCGCGAGTGCCAGGCTCGCCAGGCACTCTCCACTTCGTCCAGTCAAGTTTCTCGGCTACCTCACGGGCACCCGCAGAAACATAGCGTTTAGTCCAACTCCAGGCGCGGCCCAAGAGAGATTTAGCCATAGACTATCGCCTCAGTCAAACTTTAGTGGCCCGATGCCCGTGGGGTTGATTAGAGAATTGGTGCTCGTCCCCTTTTGTGGCTGAACTTTCAGCCCGCCCTCAATTTCCTTAATCAATGGGTCAATATCCTCGTGTTTAAGGACTTCTCCGTACTTCTGGACAAGCGTATATGCGTACTGCTTATAGGCCTCATTGATTGCTGATATAGCAGCTTGGGCTGCCGCTTGTCCCGTGCCATAATCGCCTCTTACATAGCTGTCCCTTATCTCGCGAAGCCTGGTCATTGCTTCCTTACGATAACTCGCGGCAGTTGGGCTTCCAGGAGGGGGGGCGCTCAATGTACGGCCAGCCAAAGCCTTGCTAATCCCCAACCGTTCCAGACTAATATCTAAGCCTAACGTCTGAGCATAGACCTCTGGCCTCATACCATTGTGCGTTGCTGCAAATCGCTGTGCCGCTCGCTCAACAAGGATAGCTTTATCGTCCTTAGCATACTGAGCGCGAAGGTCTTTGACGTAGGCGTCGTAGAGGCTCTGTGCATAGTCGGCAATAAACTTGCTTTCTATGCTCGCCCTTGGAATATCCACCATTTCTGTTATTAAGTTCTTGAATGTAGACGCGATAGCCGTCTGCTTGGCATTTTCAGCAGTTTGCGCGATTTGTTCTATCCTTGGCGTCATACTTGCCACATCCACAGCAGCACCCGCTTGTGCGCTTGCTAATTCTGCCATCATCTCGGCCCGCTTAGGTTGTGAAACCCGTGTATAGATAGGCGCACCCAATGTTGCATTAAAATCCTCCTTAACCCAGTTTTCAGCTACGGCCCTTAGGAGCTTTTCTTCTTGAGAAAGCCCCGCCGTCGGCGCATAGGTTGGCCGAACGCCCATCAGTCCCGCTACTTGCTGCTCCACTTCAGGTGAAAGTGTCTGAAGTGGTATTTCGCCAGAAAAGAGCTTCTCTATTTCGGGCTTCCAGGCCTCAGGCGTTCCTGGCGCAAATACCTTTTCAGTACCAGTTTGATATTCGGGCACCATAGCCTGATAATACCCCGCGGCTCGCTGCCTATTACCCATTATTATCTGCTCACGCCGTCTCTGCTCCGCTAAGTTCTCGGCGGCTATTGCCTCCTGCTTAAGCTGAAACTGCTTTTGCTCTTGTGCAAGTTCAGCGACATCAAGCTCGTATTTCTGCCGCGCCAAGGCATTTTCCAGGGCCTGCTGCCGCAGGGCGTCCTGCCGCGCCTGCGCCGCGAGTTGCTGTTGCTGCTGCATCTGCTCGCCGCGCCCCAGGCCAGTCGCGACCGCCGTTAGCCAGTCAAGTGTGTTCATAGTTTATCATCCTAACCCAATGGAGACGATGTGGATTGATAGGAGAAGTCTATTCCATTGTCCCCGCCGCCCCAAGTCCCAGAGACGGCTGCTATCGCGCCAGCTAACCGTTGCCAATCCTGATTACGCTGGGCTTGGGCGATTTGCTCTTCGCTGATACCCGCCCGCCGCGCCATCATTATTAGTTCCTGCTGTGCGGCGACTTGGCCCATCCCAAACTGTTGCGCCTGCATTCTCTGTTGCTCAAGATTACCTATAAGTCCGCTCAAGGCCTGAAGCCGCCCGCTCTCAATCCCGCCGAGGCCCTGTGTCATCACGCCCGATTGCAGCAGGCCGCGCCGCCCCAGTTGCCCCATTAACTGCTGCTGGCCCAATACCGCCTGAGTATTGATGCCCCCGACGCCCTGTGCAAGCTGGGACTGATAGAATGGCGACTGCCCCGTCAGCATCCCTTGCAGCGCAGATGTATAGGCCGTCATCGTGGTTGGTTGTGCCGTGCCCGTGGCGACTTTTTGCCATTTGCCATTGACCTTAGTCCAGCGCAGGCGCGGGCGATTATCGGGAACGCCAGGCATAGTCGCCATCCCGCCACGCTGATTTGCCATTTGCCCCGCGAGACCGTACAAGGCCTGCTGATATGACGGCGACATATATTGGCTGCCCAGTGGTGCGTTCAGGACGCCCATTCCAAGGGCCGACCCTTGTGCGAGGGCTTCTTGTTGCTCGCGGCTTAGCCCGCCACCGCTGCTACCCCCGCCACCTCCAAACAGGCCGCCAATGAGCGGCAACCCCTTGACTATGTTGCCCAGTGTTAGTGGGATACCAAAAAGCGACATTTAGCTCAGCTCCTTCTTCCGCGCCATTTCATCTTGCCTTCTTTTTCGGATTGCGGCGGCACCGCCCACTCTTTGGCCTATTTCTGCGCCGTCCGCCTGGCGGAGGCCCCGTCCCGTTCCTCTTATTGCGTGCCCGTGCCATCTAAATCACCTTTCTATGATGTGCTGAACCGCCAGTAGCCTGCCAAGTAGAAATCAAACTCGCTGGCGTCATTAAAGTACGCCTCTACTATGCCACCCGTGCCCGCGACAGCGTGCATTACTACAGTTTGCTCCTGCCCTAAATTGAGACGCCGCTCCAATGACGAACCATCCGTCCGCACTCCGCCATTGTTCGCTCCCCCACCTGAGTCAATCACAAACTCACAGATATCGCCCGCGAGAACTCCGTAGCCCGAAAGGTCAATATCAGTCCAGACGCCATCAACAGCGTGACCGCATTCCTCCCACTTTTCGGTGTAGGCTGCCGTCTGCAATTTAGTTGCAATAGCCGCCACCACATCAGTATCATCATAGACCGTATCCGTATTCGTGTCGTCGGTCAGCAGGTCATAGATGTCCTGAATTACCCGCGTAAGCTGCGGATTGTCAGGGAAAAGCGCGTCTGGCGGTCGTGGTTTTGCCATTAGCCTCGTGCGCTCCTTCTCTTGAACCGCAGGCCTACCGCTGTCAGCACGAAGTCTTCAGCCTCGGTCGCCTTAATCTGTATGTACAAAGTTTTGAACGCATTGGTCTTCCCTGTGCTGTCGTAAGTATATCCTTGTGGCACTCCAATTACATTGCCGTCTTTAGGCGCGAATGTTGCCGCCGCCCAAGCGTTCTGACCTGCTGTGGCGGAGTAATCGGCATCATCGTTAAGGTAAATATAAGGCCGCCGTGTTGTGGTCGCGTGGGCAGTCCAAGTCCCGTCAATCCAGACCTCTACGGGCACAATCTCTTCGCCTGGCCGCGCCAGCAGTGGCGGCAGGGTTATCTGCACGGGCGCGAACTCATTGACCGATGTGGTAGTGCCTTGGTCAGCATAGTGCCCGAACTCCTTGCCCGTGTCCAGCACTCCGAGATAACTGGAGCCAGTTTTCCACACCCAGTAGCTCAGAAGGTGCGACTGGTAGCGGCCAAAGTTGAAAGCGCGAATGCCCACGGTTGTCTCGTCAAAGTCACGATATCCCCACCGCTGTGGCTCAGGGTCATAGGTCAGCAGATAGTTTCCCTCCAAGATATAGAACTTGCTGCGATGGTAGGCGATTGTTGGCTGCGTTATCGTTGTCGCGGGCGGCCCAAAAGTTGAACTGATAGCATAGTCCAGAATGACTTGTATCCCGACGCCGTTGAAGAAGCACAAGCCGCCCTTGTCGCGCCACAGCACACCAGGCGGCCCCGAAGCGGCGGCGTTTTGGTGGACACACCCATACTCATTGGTCAACTGAGCAAGCTGAAAGTCGGCAGCATCATAGCCGCGCAATACCCAGACTGAGCTTTCCTTGAAGATGAATAGCCAGTCGCGCCAGCTTACCAGTGCCTTGATTGGCGTGTTGTCGCCAACGCGGAGGTAGTTGACGGAAGGCCAATAGTACGGCTCGTCCAGTTCAGACCAGAAAAGCACATTGTCCAGGCCAGTTGTTTCGTAATCGTCATAACTCCGTGAGGTGCAGGAGCAATTCGCCATAAATACGCGGTTGTTGTGATAAACCAGCAGGTCGCCGCGCGGAGGAATGGCGTGGTCATAGGCCATTGGGAGGCCCACATAGGCCTGTTGTGTATTGTCGCTATATGTCGTAGTAGTATTGTCAGTTATTTCCTCAAGTAGGCCGAAAACGCTACCCCTGGCACCGTCGGTTATATCTGAGGTGTAAGCCCGATATATTCTGCGCCAAGTTGTCCCAGTTGGCCCCACGGCAATACGCTTCAATAATATCTTCTTGTCATCTGCACTAATGGTTACATCCAGGATTGGCGACGGCATACTCTCCCATTCCGAATTGCCATAGGTATAACAGTAAGAGTACGTGCCCGCGGGCAACGAACCTGTGGGTGCAGTGTATTCGCCAAGGTTTAAGTCCTCTACATAGCCACAGGCTGTTACTGCGCCTGCATCATCACTGCCAGACATCACATACATATAACGAAGCGCCTCTGCTGTGCAAGCAGCCTCTATTGAGTCTGGCGGTGTCCCTATGTAAACCTGGTAGGGTGATACTGTGATGGCGTTTCCATAGCGGCTAATGGTCATATAGTAGGGCGTGTTAGTCTCAATCTCTATGTCCAGGTCGTCGCTGCTCACACCTGTGCCCTCAAGCGTCAGTGTGTAGGTGGAGCCTGAACGCGCAGCTTTGAGAGCCAAGTAGGTAGACCAGTTTGAGGCACTGCCGCTTTCCTCCGCTAATGCCCAGACATAAAACTCCCCACCATCGTTGGTAGCATTGTCGAAGTAGAAAGTAAATGTATGTACGAAATCGCCGAAATGGTCAGCCGTGTAGTCATACTGGACATAGCTGTCTGAAGCAGGATTTATGTTTGTTGCGGTGACCTTAGCGGCGGCCACAGTCAGAACACCGTCACCATCGCTCTCTGTCCAAGCAGGATTAGTAAAATCAATATCTACCTCGTTCAGATATGGAGCCGAAGAAGGCGGCAAAATCCCTGCATCCGTCAACGCAGTCCCGTTCCACCGCTTCGTCGCCTCGCTACGATGCCCCACCAGCACAACATCCCGCGCCGCACAGAAACCCCGCCGCCCCGAAGTCGCAAGCCCACTGGTAATATCACTCCAGCTTGTCCCGTTAAAAAGCTCATAGCCATAGGCAAATTGTGTCGCGGAGGCACTGGGCCAGTCCGTTTCCAGCTTGTACAAATGCCCATCGGTGCAGAAGGCCAGCATCTGGTTCTTGTCAACGCCCGAAGGGGACGCCTTATACTCCCAGACATCCAGCAGCGTCTTTCCTACGGCGGGCACCGTGTACTGGTCTCGCCGCCAGCGGATAACCCCGTCAGGGTCAACAACAACGCCCCTCGCATCAATTAGCTCTCCTTCTTTAAGGAGGCGCGGATATAGGTCGGTTGGCGGCACATTAGCGGGAGACCAGCCATTAAATCCTTGGAAGATGACTTCTTCAATTTGTGGCGCTTCTCCGTCAGGCATTTCGCACCCCGTCAATATCAGAAGAGCAGTTATCAGAAAGAATGTTCTCATTACCCATACTTCACATCGCCTGGCAATCCGTCATAGGCGGCCCCATCAGTATAGCGGCTGTTAATGGCGGCCACTTTCGCCTCATAGCGCACTCTAATTATCTCTGCCTCCCCGTGCCGCTGGCGCAGCCGCAGCAGTTCAGAAAGGGCAAAGTCCTTTACCATTTCGCGGCGCGGTGCCCAGAAGAGCGGGTCTACATCGGTGGTCATTGTCGTCGGTGTTGCAATGTAGTAAAGCAGATAGGCGGCATCGGCGGCGCAGCCTTGGCCCAAAATGTAGGGCGCGTCAGTGTCATACCAAATGCTCCAGTAGGGTTCGTCAGCCGAGGCGGGCGTTACACCAGTAGACTCCAGCGTATACAATTCTGCGAGAGGTATGTATTTGGCCCAAACGGTCGCCAGCGTCAGGGCGCGGGGCCGCAGGCAGTCCGTTGGCAGGGCCACCTTTGAACTGCTGAGGCTGCCAGCCGCCGTTTTCATAAGCTCAGGCAGCGCAGAGTCGCAGAGCCGCTCCGCCAAATCAAACTGGCCGTTATTGAGTGCGTAGAATATCTCAGGATTGGTAAGGCCACTTGTTGCCGCCTCACCTATTCTGCTGCGTATTTCGGCAACCATCGCATCGCTAATATCGCCATCTGCCATAATTAAGCTCCCTTGGCCTCCACCCGTGCAGGCCCCTGCAATTCTGCGCCTGATAATGAGGCCGTCCTCTGGACTGCCTTTTCCCAGAGCATCCTGTACCCCAGAGACTCCTGCACAAGTCCATTGTCGGCATAAGCCATCATTAGTGCATAGTCTATGACCGCCCTGTGCATTTCCTGTGGGAATGTCGGCTCATCCGCTGCGTCAGAGAGGGCGGTTGGCTTAATGATTGTCCATACACCAATAGTTTTGACCGCGTCGGGTGGCTTGTGCAAATAGATTTGCGCCCCCCAGAGGCACCAGTAGTCGGGCGTGCCGTTGCCCGTCACCGATTTCACCAGCCGTAGATAGTCCCGCAGGCCAATCTCCTCAAGCACCTTGTCGTCGTAGGTTACTTCAACAATCTTGTGCATTCCACTGGGGACGGCATAGCTCTCTGTGCCAACTTCCGAGTCGGTTTCGTCCACGGTGCGCGTCCAGCCCAGAATACTGTCAATGGCTGTGTGCGCGTCTCTGACCCAGATGCCCAACTGCGTCTCCGAGGGCCAAATCCCGTGGCGCGCTAAGGTTACTTGGACGCTACTCTTCATCTCCCCAAAGTTCATTGTGCCTCCAAAATTAAGCGGTCTATTTTTTCCTCAATGCGTATTAGTCGGTGCTCCAGACTATCCTGTTGTCTGTTGTATTGCTCAATGGTGACAAATGTCCTTAGGGCTTCTTCTCGCGATAATGCCGCCTCTGCCTGATAGCGCACCGTCATCCAGCCGCCGACCATTAAGATTATAAGCATCAACACAGGCCATAGTTTCAAGTAGCCATTCATATCGCGGCCTCCTTATGGATACACTGATTTTTGTGCCGATTGTATCTTTGCGCGGCGGGCATTGGCTACAACGGCCACCGCGTCAGTGATTTCAGTGACGGCATCAGTCCCCAGTTCAAGCGCACCAATGGCGTCCGTCCCCATCTGCGCGGCTCCGATGGCGTCGGCGTGCAGTATGCGGTTAACTGCCAAATCAGTGAGCAGCACCGCATAGGTGCTTGTGTCATCTGGATTGGTGCCCCAGTTGGGGCTTACAGTGGCGACCTTGGTGGTGCCGTTGTAATCCGTGACAATCCGAGCCTGGCCTGCGCCCGTGTTCGTTTGCAGTAGCACAATGCAGCCATTATAGAAGTCGTCTATGGCCGAACTCGCCGCCGCCAGTGTTATTGACCCGTTCGCGCCCGCCGCCGCAGTCCCCGAAATGAGCACGGGTAACTGTCGCGGGTAAAGCACAAAGGGGGTGTCCTTTGAGTCGGCGGTCGTGGAATGCACCTTGCCCGCCAGACAGGAACACTGGGTCTCGGTATAATCAATATCAAGATAGTACATTCCTGAACTCGCGGCAATTTGCGTTGCCTCATTGATGGCATCCGCAAAGGTGCCACCGTCCTTGGAAAGCTCGGTGTCAAGCCCAGCGGCATCAGCCACCAAGTCCCCGTCATTGTCAAGGATAGGGAAGTAAATCCTGTATGCGCCTCCGTGAATTGGATACGGAAGTGCGCTATCTCCTGCGGCCATTGTTACCAACTCCTTTGTCCATAGTAACGTCTACGCAATTGTATCGGTTGCCCGCCATTGCCGCCCGCCGCCATTACTGTCGGCGGAGGGTCTTCGCCCGCGTCAGCAGTTGACCATTCTCCGTCGTCGGGATTAGCGCCCCCATCATCAGTGTAGTACCAACCACCAGAGCCATCACCTTTGTTGACCGAAATGCACCAAAAGGGGTTGAGCCACCATATCCAGTAATTAGTATCCGCCGACTCGTAGGCAGTCTTGCCACTATATGTGCCGTTAGCAGTGTAGTTCTGGTTTACTGCGGCAGTTCCCGCGCCAGATACTGTATAGTCAGCCATTACCACCAACCCCTGAATAAGTTGAGCAGCACCGACAAGACTGCTATGCCGCCAATTCCTGGCGGTCGCATATACGGAACCTGCTGCGCCCGTGCCATCATCGGTTGCCCCAGACGCGACTCAGGGTAATAGCCCAAGACTGGATAATGGGTTATATTTGCACCCATACCGCGCGTTATGATTGTGCCTGAGCCAGTTATTGCCATTATGCTGGTTTCGTCCTGCTTGTTGGAACGGTTGCGCTGTCCAGGGTTGCTGTGAAGATTACGGTAGTACCATCCAATTCATAGAAGGTAACAGTAGTACCGACGATTGACATTCTGCCAATTATGCCTGCCCGACTTGCCACAAGCATTTCGCCCGCATCACTGCCGCTGTCGCCAGTGACCTCTTTGTCGACCAAATCGTGGTCCCAGACCAGACCAGGAATAGCATCTATGTTGTCCAAATACGCCGCTCGCGCCGCCGTGTAGTCCGCCCCGTCCGCTGGCGCTACCATATCGTAGCAGTCAATAAAGCTATTATTGGTGCCGTTGTCATCATAGATTGCCGTAAACCCTCGCACGGCGCACCGCGTTGCTCGGCATCTACTGCTATTATTCCCGAATTCGAAACCTGCCGCAACTGTTCCTGTGGTCTGCAATGTGGTATTCTTAATGCCAATGTCAGTACCCGTGCCCGAAACGGCAATAGCGGCGCTGGCTCCATCCTCCATTTCGACCGAGCAGTCCCAAACGTGTAAGTGACTGTCAGTCCCGCTAAAGTCTATACCATACTGCTCCGCGCCATCAATGTGAACTTGCGAAATGAGGCCCCAGCTATTAGTTCCTGTGGTTTTAATTCCAGTTGCCAACTGCCCGTTTAAGGCCCGAATTGTGCACCTGACGATGCTGGGGGAAAGTGCATTACTTATATCAATTCCATTCTCAGTACCCGTCGCGTGGTCGGTGGCAACGATGCCTATCATAGTATCATAGTCGCCTGCAATAGTGACCGTAGGTGTATCCGCTGCTCCCAAAATCGCTATACTATTGTTGGAATGGCCTACAGGTACGTTCCAGTCAAATGCCCGCAGCGATATTTTGTCTTTGTCTATGGTAATGGCCTCAGAGTAGAACCCAGCACCGACAACGATGATGGTTCCCGAATTATCAGCCGCGTCTATGGCCGCTTGAATGGTTGTGTAGGCATCCGTCCAGCTTGTGCCGTCAGCGGCTCCTGTCGCGCCAGTCTGTACATAGACGATTGGCCAATTACAGTGCAGAATGTCCTCCATACCTTCCTGGACGGTAGCTTCAATCGCCAAGCCACCTTTATCAATTACCTCCGCCTCTTCGTAGAGCACTACTGTCTCATCCGTCTCATTATAGAAGAACCATTCCACACGGTCGCCTGCGTCACCATCGGGGGTAGCCCAGTTGTAGTACCACACACCGTTGGAAAGGTGCGTTCCGTCAAGCTCCGTCTCCGTATCCCAAGCTGCTCCAGTCCACCACTTGTTGTCAGTGATATTATGTATCTTGAGGTGAACATCCGTGCCTGTTGACACCACGCCGCTACCATCACGCTTCTCGGCCACATAGATTAGGCGGTTCGTGCGGTTCTCGATTATAGGAAGCATAGTCTCACCCCATTGTCCTTGCTGGCATAATCTTTGGGCGCGACATTTTGAGTATGACGGGGACTGAGCCTGTCACCACTGGCACTTCAGCACCCACCGTCCAGAACGCGTCGTTGTCGTTCTGGCAGTTGTAGGTTGTGGCTATCCAGTCGGCGGAGCGTATTGTGTCAGACAGCGAGAACTCATCTTGATAACCATCCCAGCTACGAGCTGTATCTGCCCGATTGCCGATGTAAATATCAGCTCCCGCATCACTGTCAGCAGTGCCAGTCGGCGTGGATGTTGTGCTTAGATACCGCGCGACACCATCGCGGTAATGAATAGGCTTATTCGTAGTTGCCCCATTGTCATATGTAATTGCACAGTGCTGCCAATTATCCAGTACCCAATTTTCGCTATACCACTGTCCGTCAGTGCCACTCCAGTAGCACAGAAAATATAGCCTGCCCCGATTATCCACGAAGACAATCCTGCCCGCCGTCTTGTCAAAGACGCGTCCAGTATTGCCACCCTCCCCCCAAGTGTCTGGATAAAGCCAGGCCATAAAGGTCATCTGGGCCATATCGTCTATTGACATACTGGTCGGGACTTTGATATAATCGTCCACCCCATCAAAGTCTTGTGCGTCTCCCACCTTGCCCGCCACATTGCCTGCACTCACAAAATCTTGCCCGTCGTTGCCATTGTCTGTCAGGTCGGTGTAAGTTGATGAATGCAAGGCTAAATACAATCGCCAGTTATCCGCCGCCAGGTACACCGTCTGCTGCTGGTCGGCGGCTCCGTCGTCGCGGTAGTAGAGCCGCAGCGTCGTGTCGGTAGCCGAGGCCACCGAAGGAACGAGGATGTGGCAGACAAGCAGGCGCGAACCGTCCGCAGCATTCCACTCAACAATATCGTGCTTGACCTGCGTTGAACCATCGTCAAGCGTGATGGCTATATCCTTCGTGTAGTCAACAACGGTCGTAAAGATATTGGCCGCGCCGCCCTCGTAGTTGACACTGTTGGCCTGGTCAATAACCAGCACAACGGGGAAGCCAGACTCAACTGGGTCGCCGTCGGGCAAACCAGCGGGAACCTTGGTGTGGTCAATTGTTATCGGACAGTAAGCCGACCAGTCCGATTCGGTGAAGGCCATCGGTTACCCCTTGAAGGTTTCTTTCAGTTCCGCGATTATAGCGGCCCGTAACTGGCCCGCTGCTTTCGTGGCCGCGCTGTTCTCAAGCTGGGCAACGACGGCCTTCAGTTGCGTGACCGCACCCTGAGCCTGGTTCTTCAGCGCGGCGATGTCGGCCTTGACCTCGCCCTCCTGCACATCGGCGAGAATGTCCTGCAAAGTCATATCTGCTATTGCCATCTTACGGCCTCCTTAACGCAAACCTTCTATAGCTCTCTCAAGTTCGGTTATCTTTTGGTCAATTCCGTGCTGCAAATCGGACGGAAGAAATGGACGCTGCTCAACCAGACGGTCGCGAATGGCCTTGTATCTGTATAGTTGTGTGGCTCTTGGGTCAGGCAAATCGCGATGCAGTTCTTGGTGGGCGCGTTTCATCATCGCATCAGCATCTTGCATCTTAGTGTTGCGCCATTCAGATAACATAACCATAAGCTGGCCGACATCATCATCTGTAATGTTAATTTGCACTGGTGCAGGCTCAGACTTCTTCGGAAACGGCCACATTCATTTTCCTCCTAAGATAGATTTTATTCTGTTCTTTCAAGTGCTCGGTGTACACTTCTGCACCCAGGGCTTCTGCCAGCGAGCGCAAGTCGCATCTTGTAACCCCGTCCTCAATCGCGGGATTGCAATCTATGACTGTACTGCCAGGCAGCAGGACAATTTTCGGGCTGCCGTCCATAAATCCGCGCACCGCCTCTCTGTATTGTGCCCTATCCATTCGCGCCCCAGGACAGGACTTGTTCGCGAAATCTCGGTGGAAAAAAACATCCTCTACGCCAAGGCCAAAGCGTTTCAGTAGCATAGCCACTACCTTCTGCCCAGTAGCCAGCCCCTTGTAAGTAGCAGGGTCTTGCTCGTCAAAGTCGGCAATGTATGACAAACCTATACTGCGAGCATTGTGCCCGCGACAATGTGCGCCTATCCTGTTCATCGGGCGGCAGAGGAAAACATCTCCAGACGGCCCAATCATTATGTGGTAGCCATTATCTGACCAGCCCCGCTGCTGCATATGGTAGCGTCGGACTGCTCTGACCGTTTCAATGCCACGATAGTCCTCGGTGCGGGGCCGCCAGGTATGGTGCAGAATAATTTCTGTTATTCTTCGCCGCGTCTGGAACGCCTCTTGCTTCACATCTTCTATTGTCGCCAATCTTTCTTTTGGCATAGAAAAGTTTCTTTACGGCCACCCAATCAAACTTTAGTTTCTTAAAGGGGGCCGAGGCCTTTCGTCTCGGCCCCCTTGGGTTTACGCTATTCAGTTTTTTTGCGTCTTAGCTCGGCTGTGCGTAGTGCACCTTCGAGCGGTTCCTGTCAACCGCACCAGTTGTCGCCGTGGCGATTTCGGTTGCAGCGGCGGCGGCCAGTTCCGAAGAACTGATAGCGTCGGCTGCAATCTTCACCGCAGTGATGGCATCAGTTGCGATGGCTCCTGCATCAATAGCACCATCTGCGATGGCGTCTGCCGTGATGGAATTGGTCGCGAAAGTGGCAGCGACCAGGGCATCGGCTGCAAAAGCATCGGCGGTCAAACAGCCAGTGGCGAAGGCGGCGGCTGCCAAGGCATCGTCGGCGAAGTGCTCTGCGGAAAATGCGTCATCCGCAATCTTGGCCGAGGTAATGGCGTCAGCAGCAAGTACCACACCATCCGTGCCAGTGTCGGCAAGAATGTCGGCCATACTCTTACCAAGCGAGCCTGCACCAACGTGGTCAGCGGCGGCCTCGTCCCACACTGCATCTGCCACACCAGCAGCACTAACGCCGTCCTGAATTGCCTTGGAGATGGTGCCTGCGCCAACGTGGTCAGCGGCAAGCTCATCCCACACTTGGTCGGCGATTTCCTGAACAGCATCAGTAGCCAGCGCATCGGCTCCGATTGCGTCAGTGGCAAGTGTCGCGGCAACGATTGCATCAGCCGCAAATACGTCAGCGGTGAAAGCACCCGTCGCGAACGTTGCGGCTACCAGCGCATCGGCTGCAAAGGCGTCCGCAGTGAAGGCACCCGTCGCAAAGGTGGCTGCAACGAGGGCATCAGCGGCGAAAGCGTCCGCTGTAAGTGCCCCTGTCTTCAGGTTCTCCGCTGCAATCGCATCGTCTGCGATTTTCGCGTTGGTGATGCAGTCCGCGCCGAACTTGGCCGCAGTCAGCGTGCCATCAGCCAGTGCATCGGTGGTAATGGCATCGGTAGCCAGTGTTGCCGCTACGATAGCGTCAGCAGCGAAGGCATCAGCAGTAAGCGCGCCCGTCGCCAAGTTCTCCGCCGCAATCGCATCGTCCGCGATTTTGGCATTGGTGATGGCGTCGGCGTTGATGGCAGCCGCAGTGATGGCATTGTTGTTGATGCTCGCCACAACTACACCATCAGTACCTGTGTCGGCCAGTATCGCAGCAATATCATCTTGGACATCGTGCGAAACGACCAGAATGTTCATCAAGTACTGAGTATCAGTTGCCCCCGCAGATTTGAAGGTGACATTGCCAGCGGTGTCAATATCATCTTCGTGCACCACCAGCTTGTAAACAGTGCCTTCAATCTGCGTTGATGTAGTACCAGCAGTGGCACCAAACGCGCCACCATTCTTGCTGACTGTGATGGTCTGCGCTTCAGACGTGCCGACCTCGTAAACAAGCGTGGTATCAGCGTCAGCAGTTGCTCCCTTCGTTAGCTGATAACCAGACATATCACGATAGTAAGTCGCCATTGGTCACACCCCCCTAAGAGAATGCACCCGCGACCCAATCGTTCGGGTCAAGAGTGATGTCAATGTTGTAGATGCGACCGAGCGCACGACGCTGGCTGCATACCACATTACCGTCCAGCCACAGGTAGTTAACTATGTCCCGATAGTCGTATGGTTTCTGCCAGCCCTCAAACTTCCACGAGGTATCTGGGAAGTTGGCAAGCCAGACATAGTTCCAGTTCAGGAACATAGCCTCATATCCGTCGCTACGACTGCCTGAGCTAAAGGCCGAACCCGTCATATCCAAATCAGCGACGACACTGCACCCGTTAATGTTAATGGCGTCATAACCGACCTCAACACCATTGTTTAGGCGTATCATAGAGACAAAATCATTGTCATCTACTTGCGCCTCAATGATGTCGTAAAGGTCGGGGTGCACCACGCACATATCAGGCTTTTCGCCAGAATACATTTGTATTCGGCGTATCATCCGCTTGAAGTTGGTGATTGACGGGGCAACCTTGCCGCTGCTATTGTCATCATCCTCAATTACGTGAGCTGCCCAAGAGGGCAAATCACTGACTTCGATGCTGCCGTAGGGGTCAGTAGTCGTCCCGTCATCGGCGGCATCAATCAGCGCATCAAGGTCGTTGCCAGACTGTGTGGTAAACAACTTCGCGGAGACGACTTTCTTCAACGCCTTCATCGCGTTGGCAGTAATAACCTGCATCAAATCAGCCAGGCCTTCTGGCTCCTGGCTCAGACCGAGTTCCCACTTACTCAACCGTACATCGGCATAGTAGTGACGCCAACTATATGTGGAGCGCGTGGCTACATCGGTCTCCGATGGGGTTAGCTGTGCCTTATCTGCCACGGCAGCAGCATCCCCTGCATCATATTCAAGCAGGGTCTGGATTACATCGCCACCAGCACGGCGTTGGGTTTTACGCAGCGCATCAAGCACAGGAGTCCCAGAGAAGTAGTTGTCTACTAAGCCAGGCTCAATGTACTCGCGCACCAGGGCGTCGAGGTTCGTTGTGTAGTCTAAGGCCATTTTTGGCTCCTCTCAGTCAGAGGGAGCTACAAATCTTCCAGCTTTGACACGCCGTGCTTTTTGAGAAAGCCCACTATTCCAGCGCGAGCAGCCTCTGGCGTTTTGGGCGGCTCCGTTTTCGCGGGGCCGCTACCAGACGGCGGCACTTGTGGTAACTGGGGCGCTGGAGTTGCGTCAGCCTTGACTTTGTTTACAATCTCTGGCCCCTTCATAGCCCAGTATGCTGCACGAGGGTCGGAAATCTGCTTTTCCGCCATATAGCGGAGCAAATCCTCCCGTGCTCCTGGAGCCGTCATATCGGGGAACTCCCGCGAGACTGCGTCTAACTGTTGCTCAATCGTGCGGGCGTTCATCTCCACCTGCATATTCCGCAGGTACTGCTCCAGTTGCCCCAGCCGCTGTTCCAATACAGGAGTCTCGGCATAGGGTTCAGCATAGTAGTCTGGGGCTGCTGTGGGCTGCGGCACCGCTGCTTGCGGTGCAGTCATAGCTGCCAACTGCTCCAGCCTTTCCTTCTCTGCTTGCGCAGCGCGCAATTCTGCTGCTTCCCTCTGACGCTTTTGCGTATAGTCGCTGTGTCTCAAGTACATTCGCCTTGCAGCATCAGGGTTTTTCTGAGCCAGCCGTGCGGCCACCTGTGGAAGCATCTCGTCCGAGACGACGGCCAAATTAAGCTCGTCGTCATACTTCATTCCGAGAGACTCCACATAAGCGTCTATGGCTGCCTCAGGACTCTCAGAGGGGCCTTCGCCAGATTGTCCCAGGTCTGCGTCGCCTTGTCCGCCAGCGGGTGGTTCCGCAGGTGTCTGGGGTTCTACGACAGGTTGTCCTTCTTGCTTATCAGGCATATTGTCTCCTTCACAGCTATTTTAACCACCACTAAATGTGGTACAGTTACCACTATTTGTGGTGGGTACAGCCTCTTGCCGATGTATTTTCACCACTTCATAGGCCACAATGTCTGTTAGTATCTTATCCCAAGTTTCGCGACTGAATGGGCCATCAGCTAAATCGCTACCCCTTGTCCAGTCCTCGCCTGCTCGTGGCTTTCGCGCCGAGGCTATGCACCCCAAATAGTCAGGAGGACTGGCCGCGATACTATACTTATTTGTAAACGTATAGATGCGAACGCGAAAAACACTGTGCCCATCTGGTCGTTCTTGCTTCTCTGTCTCGTAATCAAAATCAAATCTGAACTCGCCCAACCACTCAACTAATTGTTTCTCCATCTGTTCCAGTGTCATAACGACACCTCCTATTTACAGCTATAATAAACCGTGCCACACTTTGCGGTCACGGGTACGGCCTTTATGTTCTTCGCACCTCAAAGCGACGCTCTCTTATAATATTGACTTTCGGAATATGGCAGATATGGCGATAGGTTGCATCGTAAGTTGCGCTACCCTCAAAGTGGTCAAGGGCAAGCGATACAAACTCATCATCCTCGCGCACAAGTTGGCCGCAGGTCTGAAGATAAACGCCAGGTTCCACCTCGTCAGGCCTTGCTTCGCCCCGCTCATAGGAGGCGTCTTGCCATTTTATCCAGCAGACAGTTGTACTCATTTTCGCTTTTTCCCCTTACTGTGCTTTTTCGCCAAATACGCCTTGTATGCTCTGTCGGCGGCGGCCTTCGTTTTGTACATACATTTGCCGTGCCCAATGCGCCACTTTTTGCCACACTTATGCACTGGCATTACTGTGCCCCACCTATATGTGCATCAGCCACTTCGCGGTCTTCGGGAGGGAGCGCGTCAAGATACATCTGTTCCTCTTGGCTTAGCGGCTCGCCTGCTTGTACTTTTCCAGCTATTGTTGCAAGCACTTGTTGTTCTTCAGGATTGAATACTTCATCTACGGGCGGTATCTGCTGTCCTTGCTCCGCCTGCGTCTGTGCCTCCATTTGTGCGACCTGCGCCTCAATCATCTTTATCTGGGCCAGCGCAGAAACGGTCTGCAATTCCATTTGCGCCGCCTGCATTTGTTGCGCCTGCGCTTCTTGCTGCTCCAGCTTCTCTACCAATTTCTCGCTGTCTGGCCATTTGAGCTGGTCAACCAACATTGAGGCTGGTATGACACCAACTAAGCGCATTGCCTGTTCCACCCGTGCCACCTGAGAAATCGGGAGGTCGCCGCTGGGCTGCACGATGCACCGATACTTGTACGGAACCCGCTTAAAGCCAGTAGAAAGGCTCCTGCCGCCGAAGAGTTCGGGGCTGACAGTGATTGCCTCTGCCACATTGTCGCGACTGTAACCAATGGTGCGCTCTCCTGTGTAATTCCGCGAGATGACCTCTAAAATCGCCTGCCAAACGCCCTCCAATATCTGACCAAAATCCTCCACGGGAAGCGAAATCCGCGAGATGGCCGAACTCTGAAGCTGCTGAATTGCGACGCCTGATTGGACACCCTTGGGCCGCTGGCCTCGCGTAACATCATAGACACCGCTGACGGTGTCCGCAAGATTATACAACATCTGGAGCCACGCAAAGATGTAGTCGGGAAGCGGCGGAGGCGATATGCGGGCAGGCGGGACATCACCTTTGTATCTGGCTATACCACCAGGCTCATTTGTGGCCTTAAATGATGGGTCGTTGGTGAGCCATATCGCATTACCCATCAGGCGAGCGTTTTCCGCAATCCGCATATTAGTAAGATTGATGGCGTCCTGAATGCCCATAATATCTTTGATTGCGGGAGTTCCCCAGAGACTGTCGCCGACTGGACTGATGGGGAAAAGGAACACGGGGAAATTGTTGCCTGGCGTCGGATTGTCGCCGTCGTAGAAAACCTTGGTGCCCGAATAGATGGTCAACTTCTCGCCGAACTTGTGGTAAACCTCCCAGAGGGAATACTTGCTCTCTCCTGCCTTTTCGGGGCCTCCGAGCGCGACTACGCCAGGCCGCCCCTGAATACCCTCGCCATATGCTGCACTTGGCCGCGTTCCCGCTGCGCCCAATTCCGACTTTCGGAAACGCGCTTTGGGGAATAGCCGACGAATGCGCGGCTCAGTATACTTATTGCAAATCGCAACATACTCACAATCTTCTATGAAGCGGGCAGCGGGGTCGGGGTAAACGGTGAACGGGTCAAGCCACGAGAAAGCCGCATCGCCCTGCCCTTGTGCCGCATTTATATCCCACCAGACCTTACCCACACCCGTGCCGATTGAAAGCGCGTCATCGTAAATGTGGTGCAGCGTCCAGTTGAACCGCAGACGGTCGCGGAGGGCGTGAAGGATTTTTGTTATCTCAACCGCGTACTCGTCCTGGCGGCGGTCTTCGGCCACAACAAAGGGGGTGGGCTGTGCAGAAAGAAGAATGGGCAAAACGGTCTGGACATAAGACTTGCAGATGTTCGCGGGGAAGTAGTCCTGCTCCTGCCACTTCTCAAGCCTAAGCTCGGAGTCCTGCTCGCCGTCTACATATTCGCGCCACGAAGTCCAGTCAGTATGCAGGGCCTCCTGAATAGTGATAGACTCCGCGATAAGCGTGTTGAGGTCTTCAACAACTTTAGGTGGACGCGAAGATAGCTGCATAGTGCTCAACAGTAAAGCACATTTGGCTCAGTTTGTCAAGGCCCCAGCAAAAGTTTTTTCCCGAAAGCTCAAGAAAGCCTATGATTGCGGGCAAAAGTCGTACCTAATAAGGGTACAATTGTACCCAAATTGCGAACACTCGTTCGCTTCTTGCGAACACTACCATACTATCACCCCATTCGGTTTTCGCTTCCGCTTCCGCCGATTTTGCCAATTCGCCACAAAGGGGTCTCGCTCCTCGCTATCATCCTCACCCACATCCCTCCAGTACCCAATTCGCAACGCAATCGTGACCATATAGGAGAGTGCGTCGGCGCGGTCTAAGCGCTTCGCCTTCTTTAGCCCGATAAGTTGCTTCTCCAACTCTTTGTCAGTATCTGGATTGTGGAAAAGTCGGCCCTCCTCGTAGAGCTTTGACACAGCCAATTCAATGCGTCTTGTTTTCTCTATACCGCCACCCGTCTCAAACTTGACAGGAATATACTCGTTGCGCTCCCGCATCTCCGCATTGAACTGCTCCTTAAGCATTTTCCCCGCCGCCGCCTGCATCTCAATTAGTCCCGCAACAGGGTTCCAACGAGCGCACAGGCTAAATGTCTGGTTAATGAAATCGGCGGTGGAACGAATGTTGCCAATCGTCTCAAGGTGGTAGACATTACCCGCCTCGTCAATCCCGCCAACAATCAGCACAGACTCGCTGACGCCGCCCTGCTCTGACCCCGAAGCGTGGTCGCCGCCGAAGTAGACACTGAGTAGCAGATTACCGTCATCGTCTCGTGGCAATTCGTGCCAGGGCTTAAACCACGCTGCCTTAATGACCTGCAATTCTTCAGGCATCGGGTCATTCATATACTGCGCCCAATACCGCGCCCCCAGCGTATTACGGAGTTGCCTCAATCGCCGCCCAGGGAACCGCTCAGGGAAAAGCGGAAGTCCGTGCCCAGGATTATCGGGGTCTTCCGTGCCAGGAATTTCCGCCTGGAGTGTGAAAACATCTATATCGTCCGCCAAGTTTTCAATCACATAGCCGTAGGGGTCGTAATCAGCATAGCGCGTTCCTGGGATAAGAAAGTCGCCCGTCTCAACATTGCTCCACAAGTCAAGCAGCTTCTCAGTTGCCTTCTGGGCTTGGTGGCGCGTCTCCATATTCTCCTTCACCGCAATGTCGTCCACCTTGATGCGGCCATAGTGCGTACCTTCGGGGGACTGCTTCCAACTCATTGTGGTGATGGATGGCTCTACGATGCCGACGCTGCGTTTGACAATGATTTCCGCCGCGTCCCATTTCTCACCGCTGGGCTTCAGGTAAGGATATAGCGCGTGGAGGATTTTGTTGTTCTCTATGTGGTTCTTTATTACCGCCAGAAACTTGAGGTGCAGCCGCGTTGCCCCAGTAACAATCAAAATCGTCTCGTCAGGGTTAATCACGAGGTCTTGGAGTGTACTGCCGATAGTGGTTATCGTGGACTTGAAATGGCCGCGAGGCACAATAATAAGCTGCCCCCTGCCCGTGCCGCGCCGCGTGGCCCTCTCGCACATTTCCCCGTGAAATCGGTCTGGCGAAACCAGCAGGCTATTGCCCAGAATGGCAAAGCAGAAGAAATGCAAATCTTTCTTGCCTCGTTCTGCCCATATCGCCCTTGTGGAAACATCGCTGAGGTCGCGATGTTCAATGCCGTACCATTGAGACAGCTTCTCGTCAAACGATAGCGCCATTCTTATTCCTCATCGTTGGGCGCTCTGCGTTTCTGCTGCTGCTCATTATAATGCTGCACCGCAGTTTCGTAAACATCAAACTCGTCAATCTCGTCGCCACCATCAACTTTGGCAAGCACTATTCGCGCCGCAGTTAATTGCTCCTTCCAGTTCTCGCTCTTCAGTGCCTGTTCTAAGACTTCAAAGGCCGCGCCGCGCAATTCACTGGGAGTCAGCATCCGCCATTTCCTCCTTTAGCTTTTCTTGCTGCTGCTTCAGCTTTTCAACGCATTCCGCGCAAATGGGGTTCTTTCTCCTCTTCGGCATCGGCGCACCGCATAATGCACAGGGATTTTCGCTGGACTTTAACTCAATTGGCACATTCCACACCTTCTTACCCTGCTCGCGCTTCCAGTACTCCCGCACTCGCTTGGCATATTTCGCCACATTATCCTCGCGTTTGGCATCACGCGCTTTTCGCGCCGCATCCACTCCCGCCACCACATCCGCAACATTCACCTTGGTCTTATCTCTGCCCTTAAGCGGGTCGCCTGGCAAGTTCTTCCTCCATTCTGGCAGCCTTTTTCTCCACTTTCGCCAGCTTCTTCGCCAGTTTCTCGCACTCGGCAGCGCAGTCATTATACTCATCAGCGGCCACTATCACCACGCGGTCGCCCACCGAAAAATCGGCCTGCCGCAGTAGCGACGGCAGCGGCCACGACCCCCCATCCAACTGAAGTGCAGCCACCTCATTGCTCAGAAATTGATTGAGCCGCGTCTTTGCCCGTGTTACTTTCGCTTCTATTTTTCGCATCTCCTGGCCTTTCACATAAGTTTTTTAATTGTTCAATTAAGTCCGAAATCCTATGCCCCTCGCATCCGCAAAATAGCCGCACCGTGTCATAAAGCGTCCTGGCATCAGCCAGAATAGCACATTCCTCAGTGGGCAAATCATTATCAGATGAACACTCAAAAACCTTGTATTCCACCTGCAACCACTGAATTGGCTTCCCACACTCGGAGCAAACCATCCGCTTCTTGCCAGCAATTATCTTTCGCATCTCTGCTCCTTTAGAATATGTTTTGACGCATTGACCATCGTCATAAACATAGCCTCGGCCATACAGTTTACGGTATTGTTGCTCACCGTCACAGCAGCATCGCCCCCATTGTACCGAATAACCCCGTTTGGGATATAAGTGGTGCTAAGCCCATCGCGGGTTTTCTGGATTATCACAAAATCACTCCTTGTCATAGTAATCTTACTATACCCACTCTCGCACATTTCTAAACCTCCATTAAGAAAAAATTAAGAAAAAATCGCAAAAAGGGCCACCACGCCCCTCTACGACGATTTTCCCCCCGAAATTAGCAAGATTAGCAAAAGATATGTCCCGAAAAATCTGGAAAAAGAAAATAAACTCCCGTCAATGTAAGTATACTATATGAGACATTAGGGAATGGAATTGACTGTAGGGGGGTTCGGAACAGTGGTATCGCGCGCGGGCCGCAGGAGGCCACAGGACGCGTTTTTTGGCGGCGGGCAAGGGTATAGTCCACACCGCGATTTTAGCGGCTTATAGCGCGTTTATGAGACGCAATGCAGTGGGCGGAAGCCCCTTCCGCTCATTTCGGCGATTTTTCGCCTATTAAGGGCACTATCAGGCCTTTTGGGGCGGAAGTTGAGCGGAAACTTTGATTTTGGGGTTTACTTTCTGCGCTGATGTGGTATAATGGTAGTGGAGGGCAACAACACTGAAGGGAGGTAAGTCAATGACCGACGACACCACAGCCGTAGTGCGCCTACAACAATTGGCCGCAGAGAAGCTGGACGCCCGGGCAGAACAGATAGACGGCGATGGCAACGACTATCTGTTAGGGTTCGCCGACGGACTAGCCACCTATAGAGAACTAATTTGCAACGCCCGGGAGGGAAGAAACAATGATTGACCTACTACCACTCATTGAAAGGCTCCTGCTATTGCCGCTGATTGCCGCGGCGGCCTTCGCAGGCGCGCGCGCGATACATATATGGAAGGAGGGACAACAATGAAGGTAAACATCCCCAACAGCGCAAGGTTGAAGCTCGTACTCACCCACCCTGAGAAGCCAAGCGCGGCGGCGTTCCTGTTTGAAGGGGAACGCCGCTACGGCTACGCAAGCGACTACAAAGTGAAGCCGACGCGGTGGATTGTGTTGAAGGATGACGGCTATTTGCGATGTAGCCAGTACACAGGCAGGAATTACTCCAAGCCGCTGTCCTGGTTCCGTGAGATGAGAGACGAGCCAGGGTTCGTGCTCAGTAGGCCAACACCGCAGCAAGAAGCTATGACCGCCAGCCAGATTATCTAAGGTGCTCCAGCGCAAGGGCCTTCGGGCCTTTGCCCGGGCGCACCGCAAGTTAACATAATCTACGGAAAACTTCGCAAACATTATTTCGTAGCAAACAAGAATAGTACCCGTGTATAGCTTTTCGCGCCAAACTTGTACGGCAAGGCGGCGTGCCGCACCACACTCTGTATCTGTATATATAGCCGTATTAGGGCGTTCCGCCGCCCAGCGGTTCATAGAACGGCGTAAAGCCACCTATACAATTATATATATACAAACTATATATACATACCTACTCTTTCGTGTTCACAATTTGTTCACATCTCTATTTTCACACATCTACACATCTATATATGTCCTATTTTTTGTATATATAGCTGTAATTTCGCCGTAGCGCAGCCGTGCAGTTCGCAGAGGTGCCTAATGGCGAAATACAGTTTTTCCAGCATATACAGAAAAGTTGTATATATAGGAGCATCAATTCTTGTATTGATATAAAATCGGATACCAATCCTGCGCAAGAAATGCACCTTGACAAATGAGGCCAAATGTGTATAATAGAGATGATGACGAGTTGAGGCCTTCGCGCTAATTGACCGCCTTTGGGGAAACAATGGCCTCGGCTATCGTCATCACCCCTGGGCGGTCATTTGTTTAAGGAGATGATAAAATGCCTGCAACAGAAGAGGATTATCGGAGAATAGCGGAGACCAACAATGTGCCAAGGCGCAGGAAGGGGGTTGGCCAAAAGAAGCATAAAGCGAAGCTGAAGGCGCGGGCGAAGAGGGTAAGTGCTCGGATTGCCGAGAACATTGCCAAGAACGAGGCAGCGCAAAGGGCCAAGGAAGAGGCGTGGGCGGCCAAGGGCGTACTAGCACAAAAGCTAAGGGAGCAGAGGCAAAAGCAAAATGCTGAGTTGCAAAAGAGGAAGCACGAAGCGAAGGAGAAGGCGCGGCGGGATTATATGGAGGGCAAGATGGATGTCTACTTTGTGGAGGGCGCGGGCCTCATAAAGATAGGCGTTTCAAAGGATGTAGAGAAGCGGATAGCGTCCCTGAAGAATGGTTCCCCTGTCCCATTAACGCTGCTTGGCTACATTCAAGGTAGTCGTGCGCTTGAGGCGGAACTTCACGAGAGGTTCGCCGATATACGCGACCACGGCGAATGGTTCCAGGCGACAGATGTTCTCAGGCAATACATAGCCGAAGCCGACCTAATTGATATTGCCGATGTTTAACCCACTGGCGGTTCGGGTACACTACAAGCAGGAGGACAATTCAGAAGGGAGGTCGCGAAGATGGCAATTCGGTTCCAAGCGCCCCAACAATTTGAGGAGTACATTGTGGAGGGAAGGGTTGTTGACAAGAATGCGGGCGGACAATTCGGTGAATTGTGGTTAGTGGAAGTTACTCACGACCCACAATACTCTGGACAGGACGGATATGAGGGGGAACACTTTACTATCAATCCAGAGGCAGTGGTGAGCTAACGGTCGGCGCTTGCGTCTTCGGGCGCAGGCGCGGGTCGTTATTACGCAGGCGGGAGGCAAAGACAATGGGCAACCCAATAGCGAAGATACAAATCAGCAAGCGCGTACCAGGGGAAGATTATCAGGAATATCGCTGGACTTGTATAGTTGATGATGGCTCTGACCTAATACCG